GGAACTTCCACCCGTCCCCAGACGCTTCATTACCATTCCCCATGCGGTTTGCATAAACTCGATTAGCGATCTTTTTTGGCTGACGCTCATACCCTTTAGCAATAGCTTCAGTCGTGAAATACTCGCCAAAGATACCGCGTAAACCTTTCGCGCTATAGTTAAGGTTTTCGCTAAAAGCCTTGAAGCCGCCGCTTTCATGCGCTGTTTGAGCAAAGAAATGCGCTGCCCGATCTGGCGAAAGTTTATAGAAAGCCGCAGCCTTTTTAAATGTTCCCGGACCGAACGCGCCATCTGCCGTTACTCCTAATTTATTCTGAAGGTTTACAAGGCTCACTTATCCCGCCCCTTATTCCACAATTCAAATAGCGTCTTGATTTTCTCTTCAACCATACCGAGGCGCACATCCATCTTGGCGAGGATGATTACCAAAGAAATAAACGCAAGGACTAGCGGCCAAAGCTGGCCGATCAGTTCGACAGTGGAAAGATCGCCCACCATTTACGCCGCCGGATTACGCCAATTAGGGAAGTCCTCTTCGTCAACTGTGCCATCGTCGTTGTTGTCGTAGCGCAGGTCGTTGCGATACATTTCCCACGGAGCCATCTCTTCGTCGTCCAACTCAGCGGGTGGGGCTGGTTCAGGCTCGACAGGCGCTTCGGTATCCCGCGCATTGGCGTTGAGGGAGAGGCCACCGAGCAGGCCCACGAAAGCACCGATGATGGTCTGGAACGCTGGGTTAATCATCTCAAGGATGGCCGTGCTATCGACAATATCATTTGGCAAGAACAGGCCGACTACCAACGCCATCACGACCACAAGGATCACAGCCGATAGCGTTATAATGGAAACGCGAATGACAAACTCTACAGTGTCATTCACGCCATCAATCTTGCTTTCAAAATTGTTTAGGAAATTCATCTGTCTGCCTTGTTATCCAGCTTATCTTCTATGCGGCGAAGGTGCATCATCACCTCGTCGAACTTCTTGTCGATAGCGTTGAACTTCTCGTCACCATATTCCAGCTTAGTCTCAAGGATGGCGAGACGGTTGCTGAGTTGCGTCCACACGCCAATGATGGCGAAGACGCCAGCAATGACGGTTATAAGGGTATCAACGCCGAACGACATGTCCATCTGAATTACTCAGCGGCTATCGGTTCGACCCAAGCTGGGTTTAACGCCCAGTCCGTACCGTCAAAGGTATATTTGTTGCCTATCCAATCAGCAGGGGCCGTGACGTTTTCGTATACGGTTGCAGTGCTGGCGTTAAGGTCAGCTATGATAAACTTAGCCGGATCGCCAACGACAATATTGTCTTCATTCAATACAACAACTTCTGTGTCAGCAAGCAGATATTTTGACAGGTGAGTAGTATTTTCAACGATGGTCTTCACAAGTTTAACCTTTCACAATGATCTTGGTCGCCGCAACAGCGGTTCCGGCAAATACCGACGGGCTGCCCGCCGTCAAACTTAGCGTTCCGTCAGTCAGCACGAAATAAGATTGGCCTGCCGTAAGGCCAGATTGTGCGGTATTGACCGAGCCTACAAGCTGGATTGTGGCGGTCTGGCCGTTGGTGTAGGCGGCGTTGCTAAAACCAATAAAGTTTTCGGAAGTAAGGTTGGGAGTGGATGTTGTTGGGCTAATTACTACGGCTCTTCCTAGTTGCCCAGCGGTTAATCTGTAAGCCGTAACGGTTTTTTGCGCTGCTGCGTTGTAAACAGACCCAGACGAAATAAGTGTCATGGCCGCGCTTTCAAACACTGCTGGCGTGCCAAAACTAATGTTTGTTCCACTCACTGTCCCCAAAATAACAGTGCCAAAGCTGGAAGTTCCGTTATATGAAATAACAACTTTTTGCTCATTTGCATTATAAACGATGGAAGTTTTGTCTGTACCTGAACTTTGGAACACAACCGGGGTACCAAAACTAATACTTGTGCCTGAAACCGTGCCGACAACAGCAGTGCCGAAAGAGGTTGTTGGAGCTTGATACACGAGGACAATTTTTAGCGCACTAGCATCATAGGCTACGGCGGTAGAATTTACACCCGAAGCAATAAATGCTACGCCAGTACCAAAAGTCATATTTGTGGCGCTGGTAGTGCCCACAATAGCAACGCTGGTGCCGGCAGAGTATACAATGACAACTTTCTGGGCGTTTGCGTCATAAGCGGCTGATATTTCATTTGCTGAACCAGCGCCGGAAAAAGTAGGTGTAGAGCCAAAAGTAATGTTTGTACCAGATACTGCTCCGATAGCGACTTTCCCGTAGCCTTGATTGGCATCTTTAAACGCAATAACAACTCTTTGCGCGGAGGCATCGTACACTGCTTGCATTGTGGTAGCAATCTGGGTGCCGTAAAAGAATGCGAACGATCCAAAACTAATAGTCGTGCCAGAGACAGTGCCAACGGCAGCCGAACCAGTAAGATTGCTGCCATCTGCATAAGCGACTACTATTTTTTGTGTGTTAGGGTCATACACGCAAGATGTGGCGCTTGCCTGCACAGCAGCAATTGTTGCTAGCGATCCAAAAGTGATGCTGGTCCCAGACACCGTGCCGACACAAGCCCTTGGATTGCCCGCCGAATCTACAAAAGCTACTACTACTTTCTGGTTAACCGAGTCGTATGCAGCCGATATGACTGAGGTAGAGCTACCATTAAATGTGACTGCAGTCCCTGCGCTTGGTACATTTGTAATTATTGGCCCCACAACGCTCACAGTTCCGTCAGTATTAATCATAACCGTTGAACCGTTAGACAGCGATCCAGTGGCGGTAGCGTTAAGCGAGCCGCTTACCGTAGGGGTGGCGCTTGTCCATGATGTACCGTTGCTGGTCAGGACGTTGCCAGACGTACTGGGCGCGACAGATGTCACAGCCGACGTGCCGTTGCCAATCAGAACGTTGTTAGCTGTCAGCGTTGCAGCGCCGGTACCACCGTTTGAGACGCCTAGCGGTGTGCTAAGAGAAGTGCCCCAACCAGTTCCGGTGGAGACAGCGATACCTGCGCTCGGATACACTTGTTCGGGAATAGTCGCAAAGCTTGCGTTCGTGCCGTCAGTAGTGAGAAACTTACCAGCGTTACCTGTCTGCAACGGAAGCTGGTTGTTAAGCGCAACCTGCTGCACGAATGCAGTTGAAGCAACCTGAGTTGTATTTGTGCCAGAGCCAGCGGTTGGCGCAGTCGGTGTTCCAGTAAACGCAGGAGAAGCAAGCCCCGCCTTACCATCCAACTGCGTCTGCACGTTAGATGTTACGCCGTCGAGATAAACGATCTCTGCTGCGCTCACACCGCCGATGCTGGTTGTGTTCGGCAGGACAACCGTGCCGGTGAATGTCGGGCTAACGAGCGGAGCGTAGGTTGACGCTGCCGTTGCAGTGCCAAGTTTAGCATCAAGCTGCGTTTGAACAGCCGACGTTACACCATCAAGATAACCGATCTCCGTCGAGGAGACTGGGCCAATGCTTGTGCCCGATGGTAAAACAACCGTGCCAGTAAAGGTTGGCGAAGCAAGCGGGGCAACAATGCCGCCAGAAACTGTGCCAGTGACGTTTAACGTCCCAGCAACAGCAAGCGTTTTGCCCGCACCTACATTAGCGCCGATGCTTGTCCCTGTACCTGCTGCTGCGAAGAGCGCATCTACAAGATCAAAGTCTGCGTTTATCTTATTGCCCCAGCTATCGGCAGACGCGCCGATCTCTGGTTTGGTAAGGCCAAGGTTGGTAGTTGTTGTATCAGGCATTAGCCAAACGTCCTTGTCCGAGTAACCAACCGACTTGAGCCTGTCTTGGCCCGCTGCTCTGCAACTTCGTATTCAGCCATCAGGCGGTCTAATATACCAGCCCAAACACCAATGCGCTCATCTTCTTTCAAATATGGCGCGCTTTGAACAAGCGTTGCGTACAGGTATATATCAGGATTAGCAGTTAAAAGCCAGTTAGAAGTGTTCGCGTCAGACAAGCCAGCAACACGGGCGTAATACATCAACTCACCTGAGTAAGACGTGTCCGGCGCTGGAACATGTTGGAACTGAGTACCAACAGTTGAGAAGAACAACGGCGTACCAGACACAGAGAACTTAGTCTTTTGAATGCTGGCTTCTTCCGGCGTAACAAACTGAAGAACCGTTATCGGATTTGTGGTCATCTGATACCGAATTGTCTCAAGCCAATCGGCTGGGCGGTTCTCGTACTCTGCATCAACCGTCACCGTTGCCCGCGTCACCATTTCAGGAGCGCGCATACGGCGGTTCAAAGACGCTTCCGCTAATGCGATAAAATTCGGAATGGCCGAAGTAAGATCATCCCGGTTAAGGAAGTCAGCGACAGCGGTCTTCAATTGAGAGTACGTTGTAATTGCCATTAAACAGTCCCCGGCCTTGTGCGGAAGTAAAGGTTGTCAGGATCGTTCAACCATTTCTTCATGCGCTCTTGGTCTTTAGTAATACCTTGGCGCTCAAGTTCATAATACACTGAAATTGGGATGCTGCCAACCTTGGACCACTCACCCCAGCGTTCCGGCGCTTCATTAAATTCGCGCTTGTTCTGCTCGATAATTGTGGAAACATCTTGCTCTTTCGAGATAATCGCTTCGTCCTTACTGGCATCGTAATCATAAAAAGTTTTGACGCCTGTGAAAGCATCGTCGTTAATGAGACGTTTTGTCATATAGCCCTCAATAGTTAGATGAGGGGGCACTTGGCCCCCTCACCCAGTTAGTGCTTACGAGGTGGTCAAGTCGGCCACGATACCGTGGGCTGCTTGCGAGTTCACCTTCAAGCCATACTCAACGAGCATCAGACGCTTTTCAGCATCGCCCGTCTTCGCCAGTTCCAGTTGCTGGATTGGACGAAGAATTGCCAACGAGGCGTAATCGGGATCAGCGACAAACGCATCACGGTCACGCTGGAAGCGGTTAGGAACGATGTTGACCGTACCGAAGTCAGACACATAAATGTCGGCTGCGCCGATGATCTGTGCCTGTTGGCCTGCTGGAACGTCGCGGAAACGAGTAGCAATACCTGAGAATGCAGACGCGGCTACCTTGTTGAAAGGACCAACCATCAGCATCTTAGGCGTACCGCCCGCAGTCCAGACCTGCTGGATTACGTTCTTCAGCAACGCTTCGGTGAATGCACGCTGCGTACCATCGGTACGAGCAGCAGTCGGGGTCGAGCCAACCGTTGGGTTAGCACCACCGGAACCGAACGAGGTGTTCGAGGTCAACCAGGCAGGAAGACCAGCAGTACGACGTGCAGTTGTGGTGTTACCCGCAACCGCTGCTTGGTTAGCAAGCAAAGCTGCTTCCATGTCGCGCTTCAATTCCGAACCCAGCTTTGCAAGCTGATAAGTCAGTTCCGAACGACGGCCTGCCTTATCAACGCTTTCGAGCGTGCCGGAGATTACAACGTTCTTCGTGCTGATCTGCGTGTAGTTACCAACGCGGCTGGTTGGCGTAACAGCAGTGAACGAAGAAATGTCATCGCCTTCAAGCGCGGCGTTAGAAGCCGAGGCCGCAGCCAAAGCATCTGTCTGCCACTCGTAGAAGGTGTTCTTGACGCTCTCGCGGCCAATGTTCGAGATGAACGGAGTTTCTTCTGGCGAGATGTTATAGATAACATTCGACAAGTCTTCACGAATACCGATAGCGGAGTACCGGGTAAATGTATTAGCTACAATAGCCATGGTTCATATCCTTATTAAATGAGTTTATCCAAAAGAGCGGCGGCGTCGGAAACGCTGCCACTACGCACAAGGCGCTGGGAAGCTCTCTTTACATCGGTTGAACGTGTGTTGATCTGAGTACCAGAAGAACCTGGACGGACGATTCGCGCAACCTTCTTTGGCTGTGCCTTCGCTTTTTCCACTTTCTTTGAACCCTTATCAAACATCATCGCTTTGCGCAGGATTGAGACGTGAGTGGCCTGAACAAGTGCACTTAGGTCGCGTTCGCTAAACCCATTGTTTATAGCCCATTCACGAAGTTCCTTAGCTTCGCTTTGCATTGTGCCTTCGTCTTTCCATTCAGGAATTACGTCGGTGAGTTTGGCGCGCTCTGACTGCACAATGTCAGCCAATGCCCGCTGTTGCTCTTTGCTCATCTCTTCAGCAATCCGCTGCTGTTCAGTATTAATAGCCTGAAGTTTAGCGGCTTGCTCTTGACGAGACTTATTCCAATGCCGTTCTAACCGCGCTGCCTCAATGGGGTCTTCGTCATAAAGATTGTCCCAGTCAGGCTCAGCTTGGGACTGCATCTCAAGTTGCGATTTAAGCACTGGGAGCAGTTCCGCGTATTGAGCGCGTTCCATACGGATTGCTTCGGCTTCGCTATGGAACGACTTGCGTTCTTCAGCTAATGCCTGAGTTTTCCGTGTGTAATCCGAATAACGAGAATAACCTTTCCGAAGTTCGTCAAGGGTGACTTCCAATTCTTTGCCATCATCTTTTACCTTGATGACTAGATCGTCAGGAAGTTCCTGTTCGATAACCTCTTCGTTGTCGTCCTCTTCATACGGGTCAGACTCTTCGGTATCCTCTTCTTCCGAGTAATCCTCGGCCTCAGTTTCTTCCGCGTCGTCTTGAGCCTCTTCAGGCTCTTGCGCCTCAGCCGTGTCTTGGTTGTCCTCATCCGGGCCAAGCAGTTGGTCGATGGCCAATGTTGCTTCGTGGAGGCCGATCCCACTGGGGTTGCCGACTTGTTCCGTCATATAGCACCTTCTTTAATAAATGTTAACTCCTCGATTTGGCGACTAGGCCATCATCAAGAATTGCCTGTAGGCGGGCTTTCAAACGCTCAAGTCCTTTGAGCGCGTGAAACATGTCAGAGCGTCCGCTATAGTCGGATAAAGCCGACATGCGCCACTCTTCAAAAATATCTTTTTCCACTTGG